CAAACTTTGATAAATGTTACTGGTATCCAAGTTCTTGTCAAAAAAGACTTGGATTTTGGGTTTTAGATTAGGAAACAAATATGAAAGTAAAATTAATTAGTTACTCAAAACCATCTGAGGAACTTTTATCTTCTGGTATTGAGGACGTACAAGACTTGATTGCCTATTGTGCTCGCGTATCAAATCCGTCTAATCAATTGAATACGGAAACTGCAGAAAAACTTATTGGGTATTTAGTAAAGCATAAGCATTGGTCGCCTTTAGAAATGACGTCAGCCTGCCTTGAAGTCGAAACAACGCGAGACATTGCGAGACAGTTTCTGCGACACCGGTCATTTTCTTTTCAGGAATTTAGTCAACGATATGCAGACCCAACTCAAGATTTAGAGTTTAAACTTCGTGAGGCTCGACTGCAGGATACAAAAAACCGTCAAAACTCAATTGAAGTCGAAGATCCTCAACTTGAACGTTGGTGGCGAGATGAACAAAAGCGCCTGCTGTGGATGATTAAACAATCATATGCCGAGGCTATCAAAAAAGGTATTGCAAAAGAACAGGCGCGTGCAATTCTTCCAGAGGGTAACACCGTATCACGTATGTATGTCAATGGCACACTGCGATCATGGGTTCATTACTGTGAGCTGCGATCTGATAACGGAACTCAAAAAGAGCATATGGAAATTGCACGAGCATGCGCTCAAACAATTGCTGAAATATTCCCTTTGATTAATCAATATACTACTAAATAAATTGTTGCATTTTTGCAACAAATTAAAAAAAAGTTGTTGACAGATCTGTGGATACTCGGTATAATAACTGTATTAATTAAAAAACACAAAATTAGGCATGTTGCAAAAATACAACAAACTGAAAAAAGTTGTTGACAGATTTGCAACTATTTGGTATAATGATTGTATTGATTGAGAAATACGGAGTTTTACACTATGAGCAATTCAGCTGATGTTACTATCAACTTTAACAAGTCAACTGGTAAGTATGCATGTAGGATCAACGGTAAAAGCTTTTCTTCTGGCAAGACTTCATATGTTGAATATATGTATCGTAAGTTGACTGGTAGCAAAGCTTCTTTCCAAGCTATTATGGACATGGCTGCAGGTAAAGTTGAAGAGTCAGTTGCAACTAAGTTTGACATCAACAAGCGGTTCGGCTTCGTAGAGCAGCTTGTTAAGTTAGTTGCTTCAGGTGTACAGGCTTCTGCTGTAGTTACGGGTCAAGGCGGTTTAGGTAAGACCTACACTGTACAAAAGACCCTTGAAGCTGCAGGTTATACTGACTTGTCAAATTTGGCTGACTTTCAAGCAGGTGCTGTCATTAACAAGACTAAGACTTATACAATGGTTAAGGGTTATTCAACTCCTAAAGGTCTGTATCGTACTCTGTTCGAGCTGAACAACTCAGTCATTGTATTTGATGACTGTGATGATGTTCTTAAGGATACAACTGCACTCAATTTGCTGAAAGGTGCTCTTGACTCTAATGGTCGTCGTATCATTTCATGGCGTGCAGATTTTCGCGACGAAGATCTTCCACGTTCCTTTGAGTTCACTGGTCGTATTATCTTCATTTCGAACCTTGACCAATCTCGTATTGACCAAGCTATCCGTAGCCGCTCAATGATGATTGATTTGACAATGACTGACAATCAAAAAATTGATCGTATGGCTTTTATTGCTAAATCACCTGAGTTCATGCCAGAATTTGACAACTCATGCAAAACGGATGCATTGCAGTTGATTCGTGAGTTGAAGGATTCAGCCAAGGAAATTTCACTCCGTACGTTAATGTCAGTTACCAAAATCCGCTCCGCTGGAGACGACGACTGGAAAGGTTTGGCAGAATACGTACTTTGCGCCTAAAATCTGGGAGGTTTATGGGCCCTCTACAGGCTTTATAGACTTCCACTGATATTGTACCATCAGTTTAAATTAAAAATCCCTTAAAATGCCTTTAATTTGTTGTAAAAATACAACACCACATATTGAAAACTGTGATATAATTGTATATTACGTAAAGCATAAGGTATATATGTCAATGGACGTCATTGTAATCGGCGGCAACAAAAAACAGCGTAAGCTGGTTGAATCTGTTGCTAATTTTATGGAGTCACTGTACTTCAAACGGAATCGTACTCTATCAATTGAATTCTTTTTAAGTCGTACTATTGCAAAAGACTGTGGTGTTGATGGTATATGCTGTACGTTTGGTACGTATAAACCACGCGAGTTTGAAATCGGCATCAGTGGTTTAATGTCTGAGTCTGACATGATTAAAACAGTTATTCACGAGCTCATTCATGTAAAGCAGTACGTCAAAGGCGAACTTATTGATCGTACTCATGGTAAGTACAAAACAATATGGAAAGGTAAAGATCATAGTAAAACAAGTTACTCAAGACAGCCTTGGGAAAAGCAAGCCTATCGTTTACAAGAATCTTTATATAAAAAATATATGTTGGAGAATGGATAACTGTGTTTACTTTAATTGCAAACTTTGTTGGAACAACGCTAACTGCTGCTGTGTTTTCTGCTGCATATTTTGATATACATCCATTGCAGCATAAACCAGAAATTAATAAAGTTGACACATCGTTGTTGCCAATGAAGTCGCTAAAAAATGAAGTGGTATTTTATAACAACAATGAAACACTGAAGTTATCCAAAGCGGACATGCGTTGTTTAGAACATAACATATTTTATGAAGCTGGCATCGAGGACTATGCTGGTAAGATAGCTGTTGCTCAGGTAACATTGAATCGCCTGAAAACAAAACGGTGGGGCAATACAATATGTAAGGTTGTATATTCACCACATCAGTTTTCATGGACTAAACAAAAAAATAAAGAAGCTCCTAAGGGTAAACTGTGGGCAGAGAGTAAGCGAGCAGCTGCAGCTTTTGTTGATGGTCTACGTTTGCTTAACCTACATCAGTCGCTGTATTATCATGCGTCATGGATGAAAAAGAAACCTCGTTGGGCTAATCATAAAATACAAGTACATAAAATTGGTCAACACATTTTCTACAAACCAAAAAAGATATAAATAAACAAATAAATTTTAAACAAAGAGTTTGTAATGACTATCATGCAATGCAAGATGCATATGATAAGCTTCGAGCAAACTTACGCAAATAATCATTTTGTTTTTACATCAAATCCCTACAACTGTAGGGATTTTTTTATTATAAATAGTATCAAATTAACTTAACAAAAGTTTATGTAATATGAAATCTTTTAAAACTTATTTGTCTGAGCAAATGAAAATTGATGACTTAAAATTTAAATTAGAAAACGGCGGCTATCCTATTAAAAAAGTTTCTGGAAAAACTATTGATGTTATTTCTGATTCTGATAGGGTAGGTGCACTTAATGACATTGCAAAAAAATTCAAAGGGAAATATAATCCAAAGGGTGGATCTTCTTCAATTGGAAGAGTTGAATTGCCTGGTGGTTTTTTTGTACAGGTAAAAGGAAAAGGCGGTGGGTCCGGTGCAGGCTCTGATGTTACCAAATTAGCAGAATCTGCTCAATGCGCATATTGTGCTGCAGCCTGGTACGGAAAAGATTTTAGTGGAAAAACAATTAAAGCAAGCTCTAAGTATTTTGATGTTGATGAAAGAGTTGAAAATATAATTAACAAACTTCCAGATCATTGGATTCAGTCTTGTATGCTTACAGCTGAAAGGTTAAAAAAAGAATTTAAAACAAAAAAATACGTGTTTCACAGAGGCTCAAGTTGGGTAAACAAATTAGAAAATCATTGGAAAAATTTAAACAAAGTTGAAAAGCAATTTAGCAATTTGAACAAATGGTCGCCTGCGGACATTTACATGGTATCAGCTGCAGGAAGCAGAATTGATTTTACAAAGGCAAACAGTCTTTTAGAATTAAACTCTATGATGTTAGATGCAATTCAATCTAAAGATGTTATTGGTATATCTTTAAAACAAGTAAAAGGTACCGCTAAGTTAGAATATAAAAATGTATCAAAAGATAAGTACTTATATGAGTTTAAGTCTTTAACTGTAGGTAAAAGAGGATTTTTTGCCTCTGGTGATGCCTACATAATGTATGGCGGTGGCCAAATTCAATTTAGAAGATTTGGTACTACATGGCAAGGCGAAATTAAAGGTAAGACTGCTAACATGGGTAAAATATCTGGTGGACCCATCAATGCAATTTTAAAAAGAAACGGTGTTAATTTAAAAGCACAAAATGAAATCGTTGATAAAACACCTGCTTTAGTAGAAGAATTTTATAAGTGGTATAAACATTTTGAAAAAGGAAATGCTGTTTCAAAAGAAGAATTTAATTCGTTAGTAGAAGAAAAAGATCAAAACTGGTGGATATCTAAATATTTGTCGGTACAATTAATGTTTCATTTGGATAAAAAGAATCATATTGGTAAAAACGAAATTGTTTCTGAAATGATTGGTTATGCTGCATCTGAGTCAGAAATGTCAGGCCCATACGTGAAGGTTTCCTAATGCTATCATTCAAATCGTACCTAGAAGAAGCTGTCGGTACTGGCAAAAATACTCACATGACTCACCTTGATGACGCCGTTATTTACGGTGGAGTCGATGGTGCACGACAAGCTATCAATGCTCTGCGTGCAATGCGTGATATGTTAGCTGGTAACACAAAAAGCTCGTATAATGTTACTGTCAAATGGGACGGAGCACCTGCGGTGTTTGCAGGAACTGATCCGCGTGACGGAAAGTTTTTTGTTGCTAAAAAAGGTGTGTTCAATAAAAATCCTAAAGTATATAAAACTAATGCAGATATTGATGCCGATACATCAGGTGATCTTGCAGATAAGTTAAAAGTATGTTTGGCCGAGCTGCCAAAGCTTGGTATCAAAGGTATTGTGCAAGGTGATCTTATGTTTACCAAGGCTGACTTAAAAAACGAAACAATCAATGGTGAAAAGTATATTACCTTTCAGCCAAACACAATTGTATATGCAGTACCAGTTAATTCAAAGGCGGCAAAAGAAATCAAACAGGCAAAGGTAGGTATTGTATTTCATACTCGTTATACTGGTGACTCATTTGAATCAATGTCGGCTTCATACAATCTTAGCGCAAATGAATTTAAGTCAGCTAAAACAGTATGGGTACAAGATGCTCAACTTCGTGATGTGTCTGGTACAGTTACAATGACAGCAAAAGACACTGCAGAAGTTACTGCAGCCCTATCAAAGGCAGGTAAAATATTTCAAAAAATTGCAGGATCAACGCTTCGTCAAATCAGTGGTAATCCACAACTTGCATCTACAATCGAAACATATAACAATACATTTGTGCGAGCAAACACGCCAATCGGTAATACATCAAAACACGTCGATGGTCTTATTGCTTATATTAAAAAGAAGTATGAAAAGGAAATTGAATCTCGCAAGTCGGAAAAGGGCAAGGCTGCTCAACAGAAAAAAATGGAGGAGTTCCTTAAGTTCTTTTCTCCACAAAATAAAGCAAACCTTAAACTGATGTTTGATTTACAAAAGGCTTTGATTGAAGCAAAGCTAATCATTATTGATAAGCTAAACAAACTCAACAGCCTCAATACATTTGCTCGTACTGCAAATGGATTCAAAACAACTGGCGTTGAAGGTTATGTTGCAATTGACCACTTATCGGGTGGTGCATTAAAGTTAGTTGACCGTTTAGAGTTTTCATATCTTAATTTTAGCCCAGACATAATCAAAGGATGGCAGAAAACATAAAAATAATAAATATAACAGTTGGATAAATATATTTGTTATAGGCTGGGAAATTGTTCCTAACCCTAATGGAAAGCATATGAAATCATTTAAAGACTACTTGCTAAAAGAAGAGTCAGGGGTGGATGAATCAATTTCCACTGCTCAAAGACTAAAGAAAAAACAAACTATGCGTAAATACAAGGCTAGGTTAAAGCTTGGTCGTTTGCGCGCTTCAAAGAAAACTGCGTCCAGAGATGTACTTAAAAAACGCGCAAAGCGTGCAGCTCGTAGTGCAATGTTCAAACGAGTTACTTCTGGAAAATCAAAAGGCAGTTTGGCATATTCTGCTCGTGGATCATATGAAAAAATGGTTAACCGTCGCGGTGCAGCCGTCAATGCAATTGCAAAACGATTAATTCCAAAAGCAAGAAAAGTTGAAATGGATCGTAAACGCGGTAAGTCAACTTCATATGGACGCAGGTAATTGAATATGGAAATAAAAAAGTTTTCAGATTATCTTACCGAAGCAACAAAAGAAGTTACAGTTGCATGGGGTCGTTTCAATCCTCCTACGATTGGCCATGAAAAACTAATGAATGCCGCAGCTAAAGTTGCTCGAGGTAGCTCATACAGAATATATGCTTCACAATCAACAGACTCAAAAAAGAATCCTTTAGACTATACATCTAAAGTTAAATACATGCGTAAGATGTTTCCACGTCATGCACGTTCTATTATTCTTGACAAAAATATCAAAACCATGTTTGACTTGCTAACAAAACTATATGATGAAGGATACACAAAGGTTAACCTACTTGCTGGTTCAGATCGTGTACCAGAATACGAAGCACTAGTCAATAAATACAATGGGGTTAAAGGCCGTCATGGTTTTTATAACTTTGAAGGTGGAGTCAATGTTATTTCGGCCGGTGAACGAGATCCTGATGCGGATGGCGCAACTGGAATGTCTGCATCAAAGCTTCGTGCCTTTGCAGCTGACAACGACTTTCAAGGATTTATGAAAGGCATGCCGTCTGGATTTAAAGAAGCAAAGTCTCTCTTTAATGACATTCGTAAAGGCATGGGTTTGAAAGAATCTCATGACTTTAGATCGCATCTTCAACTCGAGTCCGTTTCCGATACTCGTGAAGCGTATGTTACGGGTAATTTATTTGAAGTCGGTGATGAAGTTATTATTAAAGAGTCAGATGAAGTTGCAACCGTGGTGATGCTTGGTGCAAATTATGTTTTGATTGAAGCTGCTGATGGTAAAAAATCGCGCAAGTGGTTAGATGCTATTGAAAAAATTGAAGAACAAGATGGCGCAGTTGATACAACAAAAGCAAGAATTGAGCGTGAAAAAGAAATGGATAAAAGAAAGCATGATCGCATGATGGACCGCGCTCGTACGAAAGATACTAAAACAACAAACAGAGAAACTAAGGTTGAATCATTCAGCTCGTTTTCTGAATACGTAAAAAGAGGCAAGTAAATGGATTTTTTTAAATTTCGTAACGTCAGTGAAGAAAATGGTGCTGGAGATGAAGGTACCCCATCTTTAGTTGCAAAATATAAAAATGCAACTCCTGGCCAAACGTCCGCTGCTCCTGCTCGTCAACCTGCACGTAAAGGTGACAAGCTGAACGCTAAAATGGATTACTCTAGCAAAGTCAAGCAGGACGACATTAAAGTCAAGAGTTCAATGAAAAACGAATCCTTTGAGGATCCTGAAGCTCAAAAGTCAGAAATGGCTTTGACTAAGCTACACTTCATTGAATATGCAGCTGAAGAAATTATGGAATATGTTGAAATAGGTGCACCTATTGAGGAATGGTATCAAATTAAACTCGCTAAGGTTCATGCCGATATGGAAGGCCTTCATTCATATATGGAAGGCGAAAAAAGACGTATGGGTATGATGGAACAAAAAATGTCTCCAGTGCAAACCCTTAAATCACAATTGATGACAAATAAGGATAAGTTGCAAAAAGCAAATAAATCAGAATCATACAAAATGATTGACAGCATGATGACTGATATTGCTGATCAAAATAACATGACACCAAAAGACTTACATGATATGTGGGTAGAAAAATATGGAAAGGTACCAGATTCTTGGATCATGTCTGAAGCTAAAATGCATACCAGTCCTAGTGGCATCAAAACAAATATGGACCCTTCTGACGATGACTATGATATCAATTATGGTAAAAATGGTTTAGCCGCTAAGTTTCGTAAACAAAAAGGTGTTGATGAAGGGATGAAGCCGTATGTTTCTGGTACAGCTCCAAAATCAGGTGAAAAAGGTTCGTACGACGTAATCGATAAGAATGGTAAAGTTGTTAAGTCATATGCATATAATAAAGGTGGTATGCAAATGGCTCAAACCCACCTTAAAAAAATAATGAATGAAGGTGAAAATAAACAAATGAAAGGTAAAGATCCTTGCTGGAAAGGATACCAAATGGTTGGAATGAAAAAGGGTAAAGGCGGTAAAGAAGTACCTAATTGTGTACCAGTAACCAATGAAGCAAAAATGGATAACTCAGAAGTTTTGAGCGCAGCAAAAAGTTTAGCTGCAAATGGTAAAGATGCAAAAACAAAATCGTTTGGCAAAGGCCTTGTTGACTTTTACAATAAAAACAATAGCTTTACACCAGATCAAGTTGCAGGTCTTCAAAATATTATGAAGAATGCTAGCTTTCAAATGGCGAAAGAAGGTGTCATGAAAAACATCAAACGTCAGTTGACTGGTCGTGATGCAAATTCCCGTGCAGGTGACGAAGCAACAAAAATGATGAAGGCTCAACAAGCTGGCGACAATACCTCGGCTACTAAATACAATAATAGATTCAAAAAGCTGTCAGCGCTAACAAAAAAAGAAGGTTATGCATCAGCTGCGCAACGTAAAGCAGTATGGGCATCAAAAAATGAAAAAGGTGTTCAAGAAAAGCTTGATCCATCTCAAGGTGCTGGTGAATATGTAAAGGATTTTCAAAAGTCTGATGCACCTCAGTTCAAAGGTAAAAGCAAAAAAGAACGCCAAAAAATGGCTGTTGCAGCGTATCTTGGCGCAAAAGATAAAGGCGATTAAACTATGTCACAGGCCTATTATTTAACAGAGGATATGTTTACTAATGTTTCACGAGGCATTGTAAAAAACGCGTCCGTTAGAAATATATTTGGGTACAACCCTTTAATTGGTGATGAGTACATTCCAGCATGGGAACTCAGTCAGGATTATGTTTATCCTGCCGAACCGTTGAACATGACAGTAACAAGTGATGCAGGTGACGCTGGTGCAGTAATGCGTATTATCGGACTTGACGAAAACTTTGACGTTATTGCAGAAAATGTTACACTAGATGGTACTGGCACAGTAACAACTCAATTAAAGTTTTTTAGAATCAATGATGTTGTTACGGTTGCACCACCTACGACTGGAAATGGTTGCCCTTCAAGCGATGTAACTATTTCTTCAGGCGGAACTACTTATGCTAAAATCCGAGGCGGTGAAGGTAAAAATCAAGCGTCAATATATACAGTACCAGCAGGCCATTCATTTTACCTATTCCGTATTGATGCCTTTTGTGCAACTGCAGCTCAAAATAACCGTACAATTTATTTCCGCAATTACGTTAATAATGTAAACGGTGTAACCTTCAGGGTAGCGGAAACATCGTTCCTTGAAATTATGAATATTCAAAGACGGTTTCCATTTAAGTATGAAGCCACAAGCGATATTCAGTTTCAATTAAAAGGTAGCAGTGGCGATCAATACATTAGTGTTTTTGGCGAAGGAGTATTAGTAAAAGAATGATTAAAAATTTTAAAGAGTTTAATAAAGAATACGTTGATGCAGTTTGCGAGGACTGTACATTGTATGACGAGTTGATTGTTGAAGAATCCGAATATCAGGGTAAGAAGGTCAAATTAAATGAT